GGTGCAGCAGGTACAGGTAAAACATTTATTGCATTGTACTTAGCACTTAAAGAGGTGATGAATGAAGAATCACCTTACGAAAAAGTGTACATCGTTAGGTCTCTTGTATCTACACGTGAGATTGGGTTCTTGCCTGGTACTCATGAAGATAAGTCAGAACTATATCAGATACCATACAAAAATATGGTAAGAAATATGTTCCATATGCCTGACCAAACTAGTTTTGATATGTTATATGATAATCTTAAAGCACAAGAAACAATCTCATTCTGGTCTACATCATTCCTCCGTGGCACTACTCTTGATGATGCTATCATCATTGTTGATGAGTGTCAGAATCTTAACTTCCACGAACTTGATTCAATCATGACTCGTGTTGGACAAGATAGTAAGATAGTATTCTGTGGAGATGTAAATCAATCAGATTTAGTCAAAACAAATGAACGTAATGGTATCTTAGATTTCCAACGCATCCTTCAAAATATGGATGAGTTTTCTGAAGTAGAATTTGGAGTAAGTGATATCGTTAGATCTGGTTTAGTAAAATCTTATTTAATTAGCAAGATGTCACTAGGATTATGATACAAACTGTCTTTACACACAAGGAATTAGTTCCTCTTGATATGAAAGCAGAAATGGTGGAGGGTAAAAGACTTTACCTAACACCTTCTGGCAATCATTATCCATCAGTTACTACTGTCATCAGTAATAATATTAAGAAACAAAAGAGTCTTGCTAGATGGAGAAAACGTGTTGGTAAAGAAAAAGCAGCAGCAATTTCCTCACGCTCTGCATCACGTGGTACAAAGTATCACTCTATAGTTGAGGATTACTTTAACAATGAGTTAAAGATTGATGAGTACAAGGAAACCCCACTTCCTGTATTCATGTTTCACAATAGTAAACGTGTACTAGATCGCATAAATAATATTTTACTGCAAGAAGCAGCACTCTACTCAGATCATTTAGAAATAGCAGGTCGTGTAGATTGCATCGCAGAATTTGATGGACAACTATCCATTATAGATTTTAAAACTTCTGCTGAACCTAAGAAGGAACAATATTTGTACGATTACTTTGTTCAAGAGACAGCATACGCTTGCTGTCTTCAAGAACTGTACGGTTTAACTGTTAAACAATTGGTAACTATAGTTGCTTGTGAGAATGGTGAAACACAAGTTGTAATCAAACCACCTAAGAAGGAATATCTTCTTAAACTCATACAGTACATAGACGAATACCAAACATATGGAAAAGAAAAACTTACTTGAAGATAAATTTATGACTAGTGCGAAGTTCTCACAAGAGGTAGAGAAAATTGCTGTGACAAATGAAGATATGAACTACATAGATTCAGTGCTACATCTTTGTGAAATAAATGAAATAGAAGTGGAATCCGTATCTAAATTGATATCAAAACCACTTAAAGAAAAGCTTAAATATGAAGCACAGCAACTAAATTTCATGAAGAAAACAAGTCGTGCCAAACTGATGCTAGTATGAGTAAATTTTTTCAATCAGAATTAGTAAGGGGTGACATCCAAGAGATGGCTGCTCTTCAAGAGTTTTGTTTCAGATCAGTAACTAATCTTGCACTCCTTGATAAGGAAAGAAAGTTACAGTATTTTGAAGCACTAAGAAAATTATTAGATAAACAAAAAGTATTTCATGCTCGTCTCATGTTGAGTGATGACCCAGAAGCAAAACAAGTTGCTGACAACATGAAGAACGCAGTGGTTATGTTAGGTGGAGATCCTAATCTTGATGTCAGAGCTATGTTTGATGATCTTTTAAAAAAGATAGATGAATTTGAAAAACATGTCGGAAATAGTTAATTTTGAATCTGTTGAAAAATTTTCTGATAAAACTACCACAGAGAATAGAATACCATATGTTTCATTAATTTTTCCAGATCATAAGGATGTTAATCCTGTCATACATGAGTATATTAAGAGGAATGCACGAGAAAGAACTTATACAGGTGCTTTTACTACATTAAATATTTCTTATCCTAAAAATGGTTCTTCAAATAGACATATTGAAGAGATGGATAAACTTTTTTCTTGGATAGAAAATATATTACCAGATTGTGTAGATAAATTAGCAGTTAATTCTGGATCAATTTATACTGCATTTCCAGAAAGGTTTAAGAATTTTGAGATTGCAGAGTATTGGGGTATGTATTATCCTATAGGAAGTGGTGCAACATCTCATACACATTTCCCTTATCCTATAGCATTTTCATATTATGTTAATGTTCCAGAGCGTAGTGCTCCTTTCACATTAAATGGTGTTGATATACCCATTGAAAGTGGTATGCTTATTGTATTTGCTGGAGATACCTATCATGAAGCTAAGAAAAGTAAATGTGATGAGAGGTCAATGATATCAGGTAATGTGATATTTGTTCCAAATATACCTAAAAAAGATTCTTGGATAAAGCTTGACAAACAATCCTAGATGTGTTATAAATAATATATACCTGACTGATCATCGGGTATGGGAGTGACTGAATAAACTTGCTGGCATAAGTCTAGTTAAGGTGATGAGTTAGAGGTGGTGCTCGCTGTCAGGAATGGCAGAACTATCCTACCAGATAGAACTCAGGTCGTAGAGATTTTCTAAACTGTAGAAATGCCCTCTGCGTGTTGGAACACAGGAACCCAACCTCCCCCCTTCTTTTAGATCACAATCCAATTAAATCCGAAGTAATATGTCATTCGCAGAATTAAAGAAAAAATCTCAATCAAATCTATCATTTTTACAAAAAGAACTAGAGAAGACAGTTAGTAACAAACAAGTTGATGAACGATTCTGGAAACCAGAAGTAGATGCATCAGGTAATGGTTACGCTGTCATTCGTTTTTTACCAGCACCAGATGGTGAGACAGTACCTTGGGCAAAGGTTTATAGTCATGCATTCCAAGGACCAGGTGGTTGGTACATTGAGAATAGTCTTACTACAATAGGAGACAAAGATCCAGTAGGTGAAGTCAATCGTAGACTCTGGAACAGTGGTGAAGATGCAGATAAAGATACTGCTCGTAAGCAAAAGAGAAAACTATCTTACTACAGCAACATCTATGTTGTAAAAGATCCTAAGCACCCTGAGAATGAGGGTAAAGTATTCTTATACAAGTATGGCAAGAAGATTCATGACAAGATTCTTGCAGCAATGCAACCTGAGTTCCAAGATGAGACACCAGTAAATGTGTTTGATCTTTGGGAAGGTGCTAACTTTAAGTTGAAGATTAAAAAGGTCGCAGGTTTCTGGAATTATGACAGCAGTGAGTTTGATTCTATTAGTGCTCTTAGTGCAGATGATACTGAACTTGAAGCGACATGGAAGTCAGAGCACTCACTAGAAGCGTTCACAGCAGCAGATCAGTTCAAATCATACGAAGACCTAGAGAAGAGGTTGAACCTTGTTCTAGGGTCTGCTCCACGTCCTACAGCACCATCTGTAGATAGTGAAGAGTATGAACCAGTTGCTGCTCCACAATCAGACTTTCGTGCTAAGATGAGTGCTCCTACTCCTGTAAAACAGGAAGCAGTTGTAGAGGATGATGATGCACTATCCTATTTCGCATCTCTAGCGTCTGATGACTAACACGGTTGACCTCTGGGTCAACTACAAAAAAGTTCTTGATGATGTTTTCCCTGAGTTTAAATTTGATTCACGGTGGTGTGAGTGGAAAGGTAAAGGTAATTTGACTTTAACAGCAGATATCTTTACTGCTCCACATTTTATAAAATCAAGACGAGTAGACATTTACAACGAGAAATCAGACATTTATAACAATGTAATCTATCCTAAGACAGGGAGTTATCTTCCCTGTTTTGGTATGGATCTCATGGGATTCTTTAAAGAGAAAGTCATTATTGTATTTGACTTCCAACATCCAGTTGAAAAGTTTTTATTTTCTTTACCCAATTTACCTAAAGCAGAAAAAGACTATCGGTTCTTTGAGATGGGCAACCATTTTTCAGAGAACATTTTTGTTAGGTACTGCACCTTTGATGAAGTAGATAACTATCTACCAGAATTCAGACAGTATCTTGAGGTCTATCGTAGTATGATTGATGAAGCACAACCTACAGGTGAAGACACATCATTCTACAAAGACTTTGATACTTACATGAAAAAATTAGATCCAATTTTAGGATACATGTCCAGTAGATTTGGTAAAGAGAATGCTAATCGTATGATGGATGAGTTTTTCTTTTCTTATGCTGAGTGATTTATGTTTAGAAATAAAAACATCAAGATTAAATGTATATTAAGATACAATTAAGGTGCATTATATAATGAGGTTTATCTAGAAAAACTATGAAAGCATTCGCAGTTGCCCTGCTCGGTCTGGTTGTTACAACACCAGTATTAGCAGGTCCTTATCTATCCACCAAGTCCGAGTTTAAGGGCGATGAAGATGGATACTCAAAAATGTCTAACCAAGCAAGGATAGGAAACACCTTTGATATTGGATTGGGTAAATCCTATATTGAAGCAGGTGGTGGTATCGTTACTCCTGACGAAGGAGATAGCGAAGGTTTCCAAGTTGCAGAGTTAGGAACAAAGTTTAAACTTACTGACTCACTTGCTGCAAAAGCAAAGTTTGA